ACGACATTCCCGACAGACCCTGATGTGGTGGCCTTCAATGGAGCATCAAGGGCCTTCTTTTCGTCAATCGTCTCCTGATCGACGAGGCCGACACGCTGCCCGACACCGTAGGCAAGGTCAGTCATGCCCGAACCGATGCCCGCCAACACCTTCTGAGTCGCGCTCACGCCTTCGGTGGGGTCGATGGGCTTGGGGGGCTCCACCATCTTGGCCGCCCTGTATGCCTTCGCCACGACCTCAAAGTCTGGCGTGCCCTTTTTGTCGGCATTTTTGACGATCCATGCGGCGTATTCGTCTGCGGTTGCCATCACTTGCCTTTCAGGATTTTGTCTGCCTGAGCGTGGATGTCAGGCGCTGCGCCGGGCGCATTCGCTGACGGACCTTGCGAGCCTGGCACCTTAGGGGTCTTGTAGCCTTGATCCTTGCTGTAGGTGTCAAGGTATGCCTGCTGCTCTTGCTCGTAGATTTGCTTGAACCTGACCAACTTCTTTCTGGCTGTCGCTGCATCGTCCGTAGCAAGAGGGATGAACGGCATCAGGCGGGGCGTTTCTGATGCGGTAACCGCCGCACCGCTTCTGTCATGGAGGACAAGCGACCCGATGTCGGTGATCATTGCCCGCGTGTCAACGCCACTCGGATCGAATCTGTTCAAAATTGACTGTGGCGCGTATCCCTTCCAGCCTGTAGCCGATTTGTCACCGCTCAGCGCCCCTACCGTCTTGCCGTCAAGCAGGTCAATCGCTTGCGTAACCTTGCTGATGCCTTGTGCGTTGCTCATGATCGCCGAGCTAGCTTGCGTTGGAAGGTCTTTTAGCTTGGGGGCAAGCGGCGTCCCGTCAGGGGCCAGCACAGGAGATGCGCGGCCTGTTCGAGGGTCAACAAGCATTGTTCCTTGATCGCTCTGCACAATCTGACCCTTGGGCTGGTCTCGATCAAACTGGAGGCGCTCACGCGCACGAGAATCGACCATGTTCTGCCCGCGCATCTGCACAGCATTGCTCGCCGCAGTGTCAGGGCTCACGCCAATCTGATTGGAGGCCACTTGCTGCTTGTAAGTTGGGCTGTCCGGATTGGTGTCAACCATCACCACCCGATCACCAAGGCGAACCTCTGTCGGCTTAGGCGCAGTGGCAGACATGCGGTCTTTGGCGTCCATGATGTTTAACACCATGGTGCGCTTCCATTTGCTGAACTGCGCCGGGTCTTGCATTGCTGGTTGTAGAGTGGCGAGGACGCTCTGATACTTCTGCTCATCCAGATCCCCCGCCTTGCGGTGGGCCTCAAGGCTCTGCAAAGCGTCATTAGGGCTTGACAAGCTGGCAATGTCGCTGATTGCTTGAGCAGCGTGCTTCATCTTCAACTCAAACGAGTTTTTGTCAGCCACCGAGCCCCGCTCACGCGCTTGAGCTTGAGCGTTCTCATTTTCAATCCGCGACTTTTGCGCTGACATGCCGTCTTGCATCAGCAGCGGATTCGACAGCATGGCCTTTTCACGCGCCATGGGGTCTGTCATGCCGGGGTCAGACATGAGCTTTTGCAGCGCGTTTTGCTTGGCGACCGCCTGTTGATTCGTGAGCGAGTCAAGCGCGTTTTTGTTCCGCAGCGCCACAAGCGAAAGCTGATTCGACTCGCGCTTGTCCATCTCGTCCGAGTAGTCGGCCATGGATTTGACCGGCTGCAAATACTGCTGAAAGAGGTTTGCTGATGCCATGTCGATTCCTTATGCGTAGCCCATTCGAGAGTAAGCATCGGTCGGGATGCCCGCGCTGGATCCGGAAGAAACCGAAGGGGTGTTCACCCACTTCTGAGCGACCGCACCGATCTGGTTTGCAGCGTTGCCCCAGATATTGCCTTGAGCCAGTCGGCTCGCTGCTGTGGCATCACCTTGGCTGGTGATCATGTTGCTGATCGCGCCAGAGGCTTGCCCGCCAGCCGCTGCGCTGCTACCCGTCGCGCTCTGACCAATGCCAGCAAGCGCAGCAAGGCGGTTCAGGCGATCTTGGCGGCGTTGATACGCTGCGTTGTAGCCTGTGGTGGCGTAGTTGGTTGCGTACTCGCTGGCAGACTTCAGAGCCGCACCAGACACGCGCCCACCAGCCGCCGCCGCCTTGCGATCAAGACCCAATTGACCCTGAGACATGCCGAACTGATAGCCGGGGTCGGACATCACATCCGAAGACGTGACAGGCTGATTCATCTCGGTGCGCAATTGGCCTAGAGCGTTTGTCCCGGCCTCTCGATAAGGGGCAAAGTCCGAGCGCGTCAGGTCAAATTGTCGGCGCTGCTCATCAATGCCCGCCTGCGTCGATGCGGCCTGTGTGTCCGCAGCATCGCTGGCGGAATTCGACTGCATCACGCCGCCAATAAGCGATGAGCCGACAACGGCCCCAGCTACCCAAAACGTCATGACAACACCTCCAAAGATTCGTGCTTGAGGAATCCGGGCTTCACCTTGTTCCAGGCGCCATATGCGCTGTCTTGGTCTTCCTCGACAAGCTCAGCCTCTGCGTCTTCCACGGTCTGCACATCAGTGGCATGAAAGGTCCTGCACAGAACATCTGTCAAGGCCAGAACCGCCCGCTGTGTGCCAGGCTCACACTGGATCAGCACCGGCCCAGCCTGAACAATGGCGGGCTTGCCGTCTTGGGTGATTTTCACTGTGCCGCTCACGATTTCGTAGAAGTGCGCCTTCTTGTGAACCTTGCCGATCACCAACACACCAGCAGGGCGCCACACTTCACGGCAGTAGATCCCGCCGTGAAAGATGTTCGTTGTCTGCGGCTCGTACTGAGGCAGCGCCAAGACTTCAGCCTTGAGGCGATCAATCGGCAGGGATGACAGAACCGCGCTCACGAAAACAAGCTCCCCGAAATCATGTGAACCGTGATGGCGCTCGCCGTGCCGCTCAGCCCTTGCAAAGAAGCGCCAGCGGGCAGGATCGGCAAATCCACATCGAGGAAGTCATTGCCTGCGATGCTCTTGGCATTCACAAACACATTGCTGACACCCACAGATCCACCGTTTGGCACTGCGTACAGTGTCGCCGTGGCTGCTGTCGCTGTGTTGTTGGTCAGGCGCACCCGGCCACCGCGCAAAAGCGTGGTCGTTGGTGTCGTTGGCGTCGTATAGATCAGCCCAGCAGTCGCAGCCAGTTGCACCGGGGCGAAGAAAGATGAATAAGAGATGGTCATGCGTAAGCCCTCATTGAGGCAATCTGTGATTCAAGCTCGTCAACCTTGCTGCGTAGCGTCTGAGCATCCGTTCGCGTCGATGCCAACTCATTACGAAGCTCATCAACCGCCCGGATGGCTTCTTGTGCTGCGAGGTCTTGAGGCAAACTCAGAAGCAGGCCCATGACCTCATCCACATTCGACACAGTGCCGCCCGTGCCAGTGGTTCCGCCCGTGCGATCCAGCAAGCCAAGAAACGCACGCATCCACTGAGCATCAATCTCAACAGGCACGCGCTGACCGCTGACCATGGCGTAACCCAAGGGGATACGGGCTTGAGGTAGTGCAAGCGTGCTCATTTCGCGTCCACCGTGGCCGAATGAATGGCAAAAGGCACATCGTCAGAGCAACGAATGCGGAACACGCGATTGAACGAAGCGCCAAGCCCAACCCAGCGAACCCGCTGCATGTAGCGCCCCACAGCACCCAAGGCGCGAAGCAATGGAGGGCCGAAGGTAAAGCCGCCATCGTTGGAAATCTCAAGGCTGACCTGTCCCGAGCCGTCGCCTGTCTTGAGTAGCAACTCCAAGCCTTGATAAGCGATGGGCTCGGCGTTTGGTTGCTTCATGTGGGGCCATGTGCGCTCACGCACCAAGGGGCGCCCGGCCAGGTTGTCGGTGGCGTCGTCCAGGCGAACCACCAAACCCAGAGAATCGCCAGCGTAATGCCCGCCCGCAAAGGCAGTCACAAGGCCAGAGCGAAGGGGTTGCCAGCCTTCCAGCCATTCGCCACGCTCACACCACAACTGCGTGGCGGCGTCATAGACCCATGTGCATTCAACACCGGGGGCATTGATGGCGATGAACTCGTGACCTTCGATCTGATACGTCCACATGGACGCCTTGGATAGGTCGGAGCTTTTCAGCAGCGATTGCTCAACCGCCGTGGTGCTCACGCGCTGAGGCTGGTTGCCCGAGGCCATGTAGATGATTCCGCCGCCGCGCTCAGACTGGCCCAACCAAAACAGCGTGTCGGCTGCTTTGATGGCGGCACGCTTGCCCATGCACCCAATGTCGATGGTGTAGGAGTTGTACCGCACGAAGGGGAAAGCCAGGTCCCCGCTGTCAATCCAGATTTCCGTGCTCAACTCGCCGAACACCCACAGTTGGCGGTGGCTCACGCGGTGCGTGACGATGTTGTCAGGGTTGGAATCTGCGCTCGAAAAATCAAGGGCGTCCAAGCTCGTTCCGTCATCAATGGCCGAGATGTAAAACTGGTCGGTGTCGGGGTCAACAAAGATGAAATAGCCATCCAGCTCGTGAACGTCATCAGAGCCGCGCCACCCAGCCGAAGTGATGGGGTTGAGCGTGTTGTTGTCCAGCTTGTAGATGTAGAGGTTGGGGCCATCCACAATCGCCACTTGGTTTGCATTGCAGGCCATGCCCACGAAACCCGTGGACGTTGACAGCGTGCCGCGCTCAACATGCGAGCCGTTTGCATAGAACTCGTGCAACTTGTTGCCAGCAGCGACGAACCACCGCCCCTTAGCCACGAAGGAGCCGCGCACCTCTGCGCCAAGGTCAGCAATCAGCACCTCACCCGGCGTAGATGCGAGCATCCATGTGTCGCCCTCCAAGCGCTGCGGGTAGCAGTTCACCGAGCGCTGAACCGCCGCCTTGCGGTCTGCCAGGTAGTAGGAAGGCCCGGCAAAAGGGGCGAAGGGTGTGCCAGCCATCAGAACAACCGGCGAGGGTAAACACCTCGCGTCCTGTTGTAGCCGTCAGCATCAAGAATGGCAGGCTCGTAGCGACTCACCGCGCCCATTGCAGCCCTCTCAGCACGAAGCAAGGTGGGCGGCACTTGCCCCAAGATGTTTGGCGCGATACGCACAGCCAAAGCAGCCCCCAAGGCATTGGCCCAGCCATCAGGCAAGGTGTAATCCGTGGTCTGATCCGCGAACTGTGAAACCGTGTTGCGGGTCTGTAGCGTGATGGTCAGGCCAGCAGGCGCAGGCCACAGGTAAACCGTGGCGTTTCCATCGTGAGCGTACACAGTAGGTACACCAGACACGCTAGGACGATGGCGCTCGTTGTACTGCTGAATCGTGATCGGGTCGATGGGCAGGTTTTGGCATGCCGCGCTCACGATCTGGTCGCCGGGATTGATAGAGGCCCAATCACCAGCCCCTAACGTGATGTGGCCTGTCTGCACAGCAGCCGTGAGGGTGTTCTTGTACAAGTAGAGGTTTTGAGCGCTCAACTCATCAATCAGCATCGTCAGGCGACGAAAGCCAAACGCCGCATCATCTGCGACCAGGACTTCGCCAGGGCTCAGACGGTTACAGCGCTCGTAAGCGTCGGTGATGATGTCAAGCGCTCGCATGCTCAAGCCTTGGGCAGCAGTTCGATCAGCTTGGACAGGCCCAAGCGCTTGTCGTACTCGATGCCAGCAGCATCAAGAGCGGCCTTGACGGATTCCAGGGTTGGCGCTTCAGCGCTTTCAGCCTTGACGAAGGCGGGGCCGTAGCCTGCTTCAGTCAGAGAGATGTGTTCGGCCTCGTCATTGGCGCAAGCAAAGCCAACCAATGGGGCGGGGAGTAGCATGCTCAGGGGGTACATAAATGCTCCTTGGGTTCGACAAGCGGGCCAGCCGAAACCGGCCCGCGATCACATGGATCAGTTGGTGCGACGCACGCCGAAGTTCGGCAAGGTCACAGCGCCACCCCACAGGATGTCGAAGCGGCTGATGAACTGGTTGGCCTTGATGTCGAAGCCGCGCACGAAGCGCAGAGACACACCGCCCTCGTCAGCCATCGAGGCTTGGTAGGCCATGTCCATGCCGCCGGGCAACTCTTGCTTGGGCGACACGAACGTGAAGGCGTCCTTGTGCCAGATGATGTTGTTGGTGTACGTGGTACTGGCTGCGCCAGAGGTCACGGTGATGGCTGCGTTGTCAGCAGGGCGTGCGCTCACGTTCTGATAAGCACCACCAGCGATGATGGCGGGGCTGATCGTGATGGTGGCGTTGCCCGAAGCGTCAGACGCGGTGTTGGCAGTAACCAGGAACGATTGCAGGACACCAGTGCTGGCCTTGGTTTCGGGGTTGACCGAGAACACGTTGGCAATGGTGAACGTGTCGCCTTGGTTCAGGCGGTTCGCTGCGGCAGCAGTCCAACCATCGGTGACGAGGCTGGTGGTTGCGGCGTAGGGGTTGTCAGTGGCGCCGGAGTTGGTCAAACCTTGGTTTGCACCGTTGACCAGAGGCGTACCACCCAAAGCGCCGACCGTGTGGCTCGGCACGTTCTGGCTCATGGCCAGATCCATGCCAGCGCCGGTCTTGATGATGCCGGTCTTGTACTGCTCAGCCAGAACCGATTGGTTGTTGAACAGACCAGACAGGCCAGCAACGATGGCGGCATTGGCGCCGGGCTCGATGGCGGCCATGCGCTGACCGTCACGAGGCACCGACATGCGATCCAGGGGAACACCAGCGTTCAGCAGATCGGCGAAGGTGGCGGGAGCCGTGCCGGGAGTGCCGACCATCTGGTGAAAGCCGTTCTTCATCTTGGTGGCGATGCGGTAGTCCAGCAGAGCGGCCAGCTTCAAGCCTGCGGGCTTGAGGTAGCGCTCTTGGAATGCCTTGTCAACCGAGCCGTTGGAGCCGACCGAGGTGGTCAACTCAGTGGAGCCGACCTGAAAGTCCAGGCCCAGCAATGGCTCAAGGGTCACATCAACCGAGCGTTCGGTGATGTCTTGGGGGCTTGCGGTTTCACCATCGCGGTGGGTGAACTGCACGGGGCCGCGAGCCTTGACAGAGTTGCCGGGCTTGACTGCGCCAGTCCAGGCGGAGTCATAGTCCGTATTCACATTGCCCAAGAAGGCGGATGCGTTGTGCGCGATGCGCAGAACCTCGTTCGTGATCACGGTCGAGGTGATGAGTGCGTTTGCCATTTCGATTCCTTCGGCGCCATCTCGGCGTTAGAAGTTGATGAATTGTGAGCCTTAGCGGCTCTTGCGTTCCTGCTCGTTGCGCCAGGCAATCCATGCC